CAGAGCAACTTTGACATTGCCATGGGCGAGTTCTTGTTGGATCTGGCTGTTGGCACGGCCTGCATGATGGTGCAGCCTGGTGATGATGTGCAGCCGCTGAACTTTATCCCTGTGCCACTGTTCCTGGTGAGCTACGAGGAGGGCGCTAACGGCCAAGTAGACAACGTCTACCGCCGCATGCGTATGAAGGGCGAAAGCATACAGCGCCAGTGGCCAGACGCTGAGATATCAGACGATCTAGCTAGGCGCATTGAGCACAAGCCAACCGATGACGTTGAGCTGTTAGAAGCCACTATCTATGACCACAAGCGCGGTGACTACTGCTACCACGTCATTGACAAGGTATCCAAGACAGAGATTGTCTATCGCCGTAGGAAGATGAGCCCGTGGGTGATCTCTCGCTACATGAAGGTGGCAGGCGAGATCTACGGCCGTGGCCCGTTGATGACTGCGCTGCCAGACATTAAGACGCTAAACAAGACCATTGAGCTGCTGCTAAAGAACGCATCTCTTGCTGTATCTGGCGTCTACACCGCTGCAGATGATGGTGTGCTCAACCCTAATACGGTCAAGATCGTGCCTGGTGCGATTATTCCAGTTGCACGCAATGGTGGCTCCCAAGGCCCAGCCTTGCTGGCGCTGCCCCGCTCTGGTGACTTCAACGTGTCGCAGCTGGTGATCAACGACCTGCGCTCCAACGTCAAGCGCATCTTGTTAGATGAGTCGCTGCCACCAGACAACATGAGCGCACGATCTGCCACAGAGATTGTCGAGCGCATGAAGGAGTTGGCTCAGAACCTGGGCTCTGCCTTTGGTCGCCTGATTAACGAGACCATGATCCCAGTGACAGCCAAGATCCTTGAGGTCATGGACGAGCGCGGCATGATTGACATGCCATTAAGGGTTAATGGTTTAGAGGTCAAGGTCACCCCAGTGGCTCCTCTTGCCATGGCTCAAAACATGGAGGAAGTCAACTCCATCATGCAATACATGCAGATCGCGCAGAGCTTGGGCACAGATGGCCAGCTAGCCATCAAGACAGACATGCTGGTGGACTACCTAGCCGACAAGCTAGGAGTGCCAGCATCTGTGAGAAACACCGCAGCAGAGCGTGCAGTGCTCATGGAAGAGATGAAGAACCAGCAGCAGCAGCAAGCTATCGCACAGGCTATGGCCATGCAAGCCCAAGCTGGTGCCGGCATGCCTGCACTACCCGCACCAGAAGGAGCAATGTAATGGATTATGGAAACAGACCCGATGGCTCACCAAAAGGTGAAGGATTTTTTGGACTGCTTAAACGCCCTGATGGGGATGTGTCAACAGAGATTTCTGTTGGCGTTGGCATGGACGGCAAAGAAATTGAAATTCCTTTAATTGTCCCAACGCTTACAAAAAAAGAACTTGATTATTTGTTATCTGCAGATTTAAAAAGTAAATCTTTTTTTAATAATATGCCGCCATCAATTGTGGATAAAGCCTACGATCATGCGCAAACCCGCATGAAATCTGGCATGTCACCCTTTGCTGGGCCTGACGAAATTATGGATCCACCCTCCAAATGAGCTGGGACGAACTAGACGCCATTGGCCAGCCCACTGATATCAGAGAGGTTGATCAAAAGAGAGAAGACTTGGCCAGGCTAACCCTGCGTGTCTTTGGCTCTGAGGATGGCCAGAAGCTCTTACAGTGGCTCAAAGACATGTATGTGAATGTGCCCATCGCCGTGCCGGGCACAGACCCCTCACACGCCTACTTTGCTGAAGGGCAGAGGACGGTTGTGCGGGACATCGAGGTACGGATTAACTCAGCAAGGAAACTATGACAGACACAGCAGCAGTCGAGCCCGGTGCAACCGGCCTACTTGACAACGTGCAAATAGGTGATGAGACAAAACAAGACAACCCCCAGGCGGTTGAAATAGACCACAAGGCCGTCCCAAATGACGCGCCAGCGCCAGAGGATCCCTTAGAGCGACCCGATTACTGGCCAGAGAACTTCTGGAAGAAAGACTCTAACGAGCCAGACCTAGAGGGAATAGCAAAGAGCTGGTCAGATCTGCGCAAGCAAATTAGCCAAGGCAAACACAAAGCCCCAGCTGATGGCAAGTACGACCTCAAGGCCTTTGGAGATGCAGCAGAAGACAACCCCATAGCCACAACCCTATCTGGCTGGGCAAAGGAGAATGGACTCTCCCAGGCATCCTTTGATGACCTAGTAGTCAACCTACAGACACAAGCCAAGGAGCTCATGCAAGGCGATATGGTTGACCCAGTAGCTGAGATGAAGCAGCTTGGCCCCAACGGTGGCGCAATCGTCAACGGCATGGTGGATTGGGCACGCGGCCTGGTCAACAAGGGCGTGTGGTCTAAGGATGACTTTGAAGAGTTCAAGATCATGGGTGGCACAGCCCGTGGCATCACAGCTTTGATGAAAGTCAGAGAGGCCTACGAAGGTAGAGTGCCAACACAGAGCGCACCACTCGAAGGTGCTCCAAGTAAGGACGAGCTCTATCAAATGGTTAACGATCCTAGATATAAAACAGACACTGCCTACAGACAGAAAGTAGAAAAGATGTTCCACGCTATAATCAAATAACTGCTGCAGGAGCAGTTGCCTTTAGCCCCTACTTGCGTGGGGGCTTTTTTTATGTACAATCCAAACCGTCAGCGTAACGGCACGACAACTAGAACCCTTTGGCTCTGGCTTTCTATCCCTTAATTGGGACACGCCGTTACGTGGAAAGCTAGAACCAGAGGGTTTTTTGCTTTCCCGACTCGGGAACTATGCGGCACGTCGGTGGTAGAACCTTAAAAAACCCTGTTACACGAGCAAACCAGAGCAGGGATGGTGGGCTAAGAATAGAGCCAGGTGGTAACGGTGAGAGCCTCGCGCATGCGCCTCTAGCCGTATAAGTCTGTTCAGTGCGACGCGATGACATGGCTCCGCAGGGCATGCATTTAAGCATAGGCGAACTTTGATCTTGATCACGGTAAGGCTGTGCTTTGCTCCAACATTCACCACAGGGCATAGACATGAAACTAAATAATAGTTGACAACAAAGCAAAAGATATATATATAATGTGGCAAGGCTTATCTGGCAACAGACCCTTACCGCAGTGGATACTGACGATTGGCTGGCGATACCAGCAAGCAATCGGCCCTAATTTTTAGGCTTACCGGCGCGAGAACCCTGTGTTTTTATCAACCGAATGAGGTATCCCAATGAGCATTTCTTTAAGCAATGCCTTTGTTACTCTATTCGACGCGGAAGTCAAGCAAGCCTACCAAGGCAAAGCAATGCTTGTTCCGGCGGTTCGCCAGCGTCGTGGAGTCGAAGGTTCAACTGTTAAGTTCCCTAAAGTGGGTCGTGGCGTTGCCACTATCCGCGTTCCCCAAACTGATGTAACTCCTCTGAATGTGGGTTTCAGCTCAGTCACTTTGACTTTGTCTGACTACAACGCAGCAGAATACAGTGACATTTTTTCACAGCAGAAAGTCAATTTCGACGAGCGCCAAGAGTTGGTGCAAGTTGTAGCTGGCGCTATGGGTCGTCGCCAAGATCAAATGATTTTGGATGCACTCAGCGGCTCTAGCACTAGCTTGACAGTCAGCAATGACATTGGCGGGTCTGACTCCAACATGAACATTACCAAGCTGCGCGAAGCAAAGCGTCTTTTGGACAAAGGCAATGTTCCACCAGATGGCCGTCACATCATCATTCACGCAAATGGCTTGGCCAACTTGCTGTCTGAGACCAGTGTGACTAGCTCTGACTTCAACAGCGTTAAAGCGCTGGTGCAAGGCGAGATCAACACATACTTGGGATTCACATTCCACGTGTTGGGTGATCGCTCTGAAGGCGGCTTGCCAATCGACGGCTCACTTGATCGCACCTGCTATGCATTCCACAAGGATGCCGTGGGTTACGGTGAAGGTATTGCTATGAGAACTGAGATCAACTATGTGGCTGAAAAGACCTCTTGGTTGGTTAATGAAGTCTTCTCTGCTGGCGCTGTTGCGATTGACGATGAAGGTATCGTCAAGCTCACCTGCCGTGAAACTTAATCTAGGAGATAGACATGGCATTTTCATCTACAGGCTTTAACGCAATTGGCGGCCAGTCAAAAGCTGGTAACGCACCAGCCATTTACACGTACACATCTACTGACGCACAGTCAGTGATTCGTGCATCTGGTTACTTCAATTCAATCTCATCAATCCTCAAGGTTGGCGACATTGTTTTCTGTTACTCAGCAACGGGTGGCACTCCAGTAATGTCTACTGCTTACGTGGTTAGCAACGCCTCTGGCGTGGTTGATATCACTGACGGTGTGACAGTAACTGCAACAGATACCGACTAAATCGGGTCTGCTGTAAAGAGGCCAACTTCTGCCACTAGCGGAGGTTGGCCTTTCTCACATTGAGAGGTTTAAATGGCTGCTGGTGACACTGGTGTATCGATCTGCTCTGATGCCTTGCTCTTAATAGGAGCGAAGGCTATTTCGTCTTTTAACGACGGCACCGACGCCTCTAGCGTATGCGACCGACTCTATCCAGATATTAGAGATTTCACCTTGGTGATGTACCCGTGGAGCTTTGGCATGAAGAAGGTGCAGCTGGCGCAGCTCATCACAACCCCTAATTCTGTTTGGCGCTATGAGTACCAGTTACCAGGC